GGGCTGTTCCTAGCGTCGTATGTCTGGGTTTTCCTGCAGGGCTTCCAGTCACGCAGCGTGAACTCTGGGGAATACGTTTGGGCCTTCTTCGGCTCATTCCTCCTAGGGACAGCCCAGGCATACGTTCTGTCCAGAGTTATCCTGTCGAACGATCCTACGCACCTTCTGGTCTATTGCCTAGGGGGAGCCTGTGGGATCGTATCGGCTATGAGATATTTCGCATTCCTTAAGACCAAGAAAGACTCAACAACCAATGACCACCAAGACCACCAAAGCGGCTTCGACAGAGCCGACCGCAGAAGAAACCAATGTTGCTGCAGATCTGATTGCAGCCGTTGAGAACCTCCAGAAGGCTGCCGCAGCTTTCGCTGAGAATACCACTGTCCCTCTGTCCGATGTTCCTTCGAATATCGCAAATTATCGCTTGACCTTTGCTGGACGTTACCTATATTCGGTAGTGTTCAACTGATTTGATTTTTCCTTTGCACCGAGAATAACTCAGGGGCTGTAAGTTCTACCAAGGACCTGCAGCCCCTTTTTTTCGTCTTGGTTAATCTAAAAGGGTTACCACTGCACATTCGCTACCACATCCAGGACTATCGCACTTATGGAAACCGAAAGAGACAATAGCCCCTTCGTCGGCCATGAGCCGTGCCCGAAGTGTGGCTCCAGGGACAACCTAGCGAGAAGAGCGTCCGGTAGAGGCTATTGCCACGGATGCGGCTACGTAGAGTTCCCTGACGACGATAGCTCCAAGAAATACCAGAGAACAGGCAACCAGAAGATGAAACCATACGAATTCCGCCAAGGGGTTATCAAAGACCTCTCCAAGTCCTACGGGCTGAGCTATCAGACCTGCAAGGACCTGGACATTAGAGTCGTCGAGTTCGGTGTCGAGCATCTTGGAGTGCAGTATCCTCCGAAGCCCTGTATCTCTTTCAGATACTACGACCCTAACCCTTGGGGCGAGAAGATTAAATACAAGCTGCCTGAGGACGCTGAGGACGACAAGACCTATCGCTTCCCTAACGCAGGCGGAAAGATGCCTCTCTACCTTCAGCACAAATGGACTGAGGGCTGCGATACGCGAACTCTCCTGATCGCTGAGGGCGAAGGGTGCGCAGCGGCTTACTATGAGGACACAGGAGGCCGTAAGCCTGTCGTATCGCCTCCTACGGGTGCCAAGGGAGCCATCGACTGCATTAAGCAGAACATGGACTTCATCCTGAGGTTCGAGAAGATCGTGGTCTGCTTCGACAACGACGAGACAGGCCAGAAGTGGGCCAAGGAAGTCGCCAAGATACTCCCAGCCGGCAGGACCTACATCGGTCGCCCTGGGAAGCACAAGGACATCCGAGAGGCTCACCTTAAGGGAGACGTGAAGACTGTCCAGTGGATCGCTGAGAACGCTGAGCAATTCAAGCCAGACGGTATCTTCACACTGTCCGATATCAAGAGCGAGATCCTGCTGCCTCCAGAGCAAGGGAGACCTTGGTTCGACCAGCGGCTGACAGACCTGACTTACGGTAGACGCAAGGGAGAGACCTACGTCTTCGGAGCTGGGACAGGCATCGGGAAGACCGATTGGTTCACTCAGTCCATCGCGTTCGACGTGCTGACCCTGGGTATCAAGACAGGCGTTATCTACCTTGAGCAGCCACCTTCGGAAACAGGTAAACGCTTGGCCGGTAAGGTCGCTGGGAGATCGTTTCATATCCCAGACGGCTCTTGGACGCAGGAAGAGCTGGAAGAGACTGTAGACCTATTGGAAGCCACAGGGAATCTCGTCCTTGGAGGCAACTTTGCGTCTGCAGCTTGGCCGGACATTGAGGCTCGCATTCGGTTCATGAAGCATAGCCTGAGTGTCGAGCACCTCTACCTGGACCACCTTACGGCTCTGGCAGACACCAAGAACGAACAGGAGAGCGTGTCCACCCTGATCAAGGCGATTGCCTTGCTATGCCAGGAACTGGGGATGATCTTCCACGTGATCTCTCACTTGGCAACACCAGAAGGCAAGAGCCACGAAGAGGGCGCAAAGGTTCTCCCGAAGCACTTCAGAGGCTCAAGGGCCATCCAGTATTGGGCGCATTATATGTTCGGCCTGGAGAGAAACACTCAGTCAGAAGACCCAGAAGAAATCCTCTATACGACCTTTCGTATCGTCAAGGACCGTTACACTGGTAGAGCTTCTGGTCGTTTCTTCCACTACCGTTACAATAGAGCGAACGGTCTACTGGAACCAAGCGAACCTTATGTTTCCAAAGGAAGCGATGGGCAGTCGTCTAGTCAAATAGAAGACTACTCGGAGCTTGGCTTTTAACCATAAACTCCCACATATGGGACAATAGCAGATCAAGGATTTACCGATGGCTGTAATAGATGCCGAGAGCCGGTTCCAAGCGATCCGGACGAAGGTTCGCCAGATCAACCAACAGCAATCTCTGATCGAGCGGGGTCTCCTCTACGGGGACTCCGCCTACTCGCGCTTGAGGATGCTGCAGTCAGAACTGATAGAACTTAGGGCCTCAGGCGCATGAAGTATGAACTAAAGAACAGACGCGTGATCTGTGACACTGAGACCAATGGTTTCCTAGAGAATGTCACCAAGATGCACTGCGCAGTAATGATCGACATTGACACTGGGGAACTGATGGACTTCGGTCCGGACGAACTCGACGAGTTCCTGTTGCATTACCAGAAGGCCAAGCTTGTAGTAGGCCATAACTTCATCAAGTATGACTATGAGGTTATCCGCAAGCTCTTTGGCGTGACGATCAAGCGGGAACGGGTGAGAGACACTCTGATCCTCGCAAGGCTCTACAACAGCGACATCAAGGGACAGGATCTTCCCAAGGCTTCTGCCTGGAAGAAATGGAAGCTTGCGGCTGCTGAGGCCGAATCCAAAGGCGTCCCTTACCACGTCAAGCCTCCCAAGGAATTCCCTGGGCAGCTTTGCGGGAGCCACTCGCTCGAAGCTTGGGGCTATCGCCTGGGCGAAGAGAAGAAGGGTGACTACGCGAAGGAAATGAAGGCCAAGGGTCTCGATCCGTGGGCCTCATGGAACCCTGAGATGCACGAATACATGATCCAGGACGCCAAGGTAAACCTGGGTCTCTGGCTGTTTCTCATGGACCAGGAGCTGAGCTATCAGGCTATCGTCCTGGAACACAGGGTCGCTTGGCTTGCTTCGAGGATCGAACAGAATGGCTTCTCGTTCGACTTCAAGGCTGCCGAGCAGCTCCACATGGATCTGGTGGCAGAGCGAAACGCTATCCGCAAGGACCTGCACAACCTGTTTCCACCTTGGACAGAGCGTGTCGAAGATTTCATCCCAGCGCGAGACAACAAGACCAAGGGATACGTCAAAGGCGTCCCTGTGCCTCGCTATGAGACCTACACGTTCAACCCTTCGTCCAGAGAGCACATCGCTAACCGGATTATCTTCAAGTATGGCTGGAAGCCCAAACAGAAGACAGAAGGCGGCGGCGTAAAGATCGACGATGAGGTCCTGACGAACTTGGCGAAAGTCAAGAACAAGGATGGAACCCCGAAGATCCCTGAGGCCGCTATTCTCGCTAGGTCTTTCGTCCTGGACAAGAGGATCGGTCAGCTTGCCGATGGTTCCAACGCGTGGCTGAAGCTCTATAATCCGAAGACTGGTTGCATCCACGGGACTTACAATACCAACGGTGCCCAGACGGGTCGAATGACCCATGCGAAGCCTAACGTTGCCCAGACGCCTAGCCTCAAGAATGCCAAGGGGGTCGTCCCTCTAGGCAAGGAGATGCGGGCACTGTGGAAGGTCCTGAAGAAGGGCTGGAAGCAGATCGGGGCAGACCAAGCGGGCCTTGAGCTGCGCTGTCTCGCTTCGTTCCTCTCTGCGTTCGACGGCGGGGAATACGCAAGGCTGATCTCGTCCCCCGGGTTCGATACCCATTGGCACCACGCCAAGATGCTCTTCAACTTGCCGATGGACACCCCATACGACGAGAAGAACGAGCAATATGTCTTCTATCGGACCAGAGCCAAGCGATATGTCTACGCGTATCTCTACGGTGCCCAGGATCCGATGCTGGCCTCTATCATGGAGTGCACAGTAGCTGAGGCGGCTGCTTGCCGGAAGAACTTCGAGAAGAACTTCCCGGCCCTTAAGAAGCTCATAGAAGCCGTCCAGAAGGCCTCCAAGAAGAAATGGATCAAAGGTCTCGACGGGCGAAGAGTGCCTGTAAGATCGGCTCACGCTGCCTTGAATACCCTTCTGCAGTCTGCAGGTGCTCTACTGTGTAAACAGTGGATGGTGGACGCTTGTGACGCTCTCACAGGCGAACGCTGGGAAGAAGAGGAGCCAGTCGATTTCGTAGTGAACACTTGGGACCCAAACCTTGCCGCAGATCTGGTCTACGGTTGGGATGGAGACTTCGTGTTCCAGGCTCTTGTCCACGACGAGATTCAGTCAGCAGCAAAGGAAGAGCATGTCCCTACGGTAACAACAGTCCTTGTGGCTGTCGCTAGAACTGCAGGTAATGCCTTCAAGTCATGGAGATGTCCCACAGATGGAGACGCTAAAGTTGGCCAATCATGGGCAGATTGCCATTAATACCCACAGTGAGGACGATAAGTATTTACTACACGTCCTACACAGGACCTGGAAGAGTCCTTTCAAGACCAGAAGTGTAGTCGCTAGGGAAAATCCTGAAGTGATCGCACAGTTGGCCTATTGGGGACTAATAACAACACAGAATGTAGATTTAACCTTTGGGTCAGTCTGGCGGATAACGTCTAGAGGATTGGCTCTGTTAGAGCACTATGGAGACCTTTATGAAATTCCTTAAGTTTTACAATCCGTTCAAGCGTATCCGCGTGCTAGAAGAGGCACTGGAGACGGAACATAAGTTCCGCAGGATGGCTGAAGGAGGACTTCAATCGTGGTCAGAAGTGGCTTTTAGAATGAAAGACCGCGCTGAAGACCATGAGGAGACTATCAGCGTTCTCGAAGACGCTCTCCTTGGGGCCGATAAGGTCGTAGAGGAACACGCAGCGTATATCCAGGAACTGCAGGACACTATCCGCGAAAAGGAAGCCTTCGAATCTGTGGCTGCCCAGACGATGCTCGAAGCCTGCGACCTGATCGAACGCTTGTCCGAAGTGATCGAAGCGCAGGACGACGAGATCGAGGAGCTGGAAGGCGAACTCGAAGACCTCGAGGACGAGCTTGACGACATGAACGTGGCCTTTGCGTTCCAGGAGGCAGCTTTGGCCGGCCTCAGAAAGCAGAGCCTCCACTAATGGGCAAACTCTACAGGAAAGTCCGCAGGCTCCCAGCGTGGCTGTGTGCGACCGGTAGAGGCCTCAAGGATATGATCACGGCCAAGGACGGCGAGACGGTGGCTCCTTCGAGGGTCTACTGGCTCGCTGCCTCGGCGTGGTCGGTCATAGGGTCGATCTACTCGACCGTAGCACTCGCACAACCTTTCAACGTGACGGACTTCGGGACCGGTATGGGCTTGGTGCTCACTGCCGGTGGCGTCGGGGTCTGGATCACTCGTAAGACGGAACCTGAGTAATGACCACAGAATCCCTTGAACGAAGGATCTTTCTGACCAAGGCCATAGAGGACCTGATCAACGAAGGGAACCAAGCGCACGTCTACCTGAAGGGTGACCCTGGGTTCTACCTGATCTCCAGGATCGAAAGGTCCTTCAGGGACGGGTTTATCGGTGTGTCTCCTTGTGGCCGCAGGTGCTTCTTCATGCCTGACGATATCCAGTCGGTCTGCGCCAAGTTCGACACGCAGGAAATGGAAGAGCGCACGAAGCGCAAGGCTATTGCTCTGGCTTTTCCAGCGCGTCCTTCAGATGAAAAGGCAGTGCATTAATAGCACTTGTCAGATAGCATAAGATGTTCTGCACACTATAGATTGCATCAACGATTGCCATGAGCGCATCCTCATAAGGCGCATCGTCTTCGTCTTCTACAGGCTTCTTCTTTAAACTCATAAGGAGGCTCCCATGCCTTTTAGCATAACCAAGCGACTACTGGCCTATGTGGCCGGTGGTCTGGGTCTTAGCGTCCTAATAGTTACCGGATTGCTAATGGTCCAAACGTCTCGCCTCTCGTCCGCTCAGGACGCCATCAAGGCACTCAAGGAACTCGTGGTGGCCAAGGAAGCCAGGATCCTGGAGGACGCCACCAAGATCGCTGAGAGGGACCGCCTGATAGCCGTCCAGAACGCTGCGGTCATCAAGATGGCTGAGAAGTCCGTAGAGGACGAGAAGGCTTACCAAGCGCGACTGGCAGTGGCTGAGCGTAAGGCCGCAAGTCTCGATAAGCAAATCCAGAAGATCGACCAGTCGCCGGCAGTTACCCAAGAGGAACTGCTAGGTCTTATCCGTGAGAGCATTGCGGAATACCAGAAGGAGCAGACCAATGGCTAAAGCATTCAAACGTTTCCTTTTGTTTGGCTTTGACTACCATAGTCAGTGCGGCGCATTCAATGACTTTATAGCTTCATCGGACACAAGCGATGATATCGTCAAATCCATTCTCAAACTGAGAGATTGTAAACATAAAGACGAACCTACCCTTTATGGAGACGATATATATGAAAACTACATGATCGTAGATATTGCTGAAAGTAAGCGGTTAGATTTTTACGTCTATCCTACTATGGCAGGTAATTACAACGTAACTGTAGAGGACTGGTTTGATATTGAAGAGGCTGAGGAGCAGGCAAATGTATCACCGCGATGACGATGGCGAGTTCGCTCGCTGCCAGATAGGACTTTTGGTAACGTTTATGTTACTTATGGTCTTTTGGTTTCTTTCAGCATGCACAACCACAAGAACCCCTCCGCCTGCACCTGAGGCCGTTCAGGTCCTAGTGCCCATCAAGCAACCCTGCGTCCCTGCCAAGGTAGAGCGGCAGGTCAAGCCGGTGGATGACCCTGCGATACTGGAAGCTGACTTTGCGACTACCGTTAAAGGTGTCGTCAAGTCTTGGCTGATGGAAACCCAAGAGAACACTAAGCTACGGGCTGCTAATGATCGGCCTTGTGGTTCTGAAGGGGACGAGAAGTGACACTATCAGAGAAGCTTAAGAAGGCCCAGGCTCCTTCCATGATGATCATGGCAGCTGAAGAACTCGAAGCAGAGAACGCAAAGCTTAAAAGCGAACTCGCGACCTGGAAAGAAGATTATTGGAAAGCACATGCTGGTAATTTGTCCATGGAAGAAGAAATTGAGGAGCTAGAGGGTAAACTTGCAGCACTCGCTCAGATCGTCCCAGCGAACGTAATGGCAAACCTCGGCACCAAAGGTGAACGCCTTTGGACCTACCAGGAAGCAGTCGCTGAGTATAAGCGAAACGGAGACGAGAAGTGATTAACCCATTCGCAGCCGCAAGTGAAATCGAGGAAGCCGTAGACTACATCTACGAACTCGAAGGCCAAGACGGTCTTGAAGTAATCCGAGAAGGCGACTGGACGCAGGACCACAAGTATCAGCACCGCGAGGATATCGTCCGTTACAAAGGGATACTGCTAGGTGTCTCTCAGGGGCGCTCAGGGTCTTACCATACCGATTGGTATTACGATGACCTTGAGGCTTATCCTGTGGTCGAAGAAACAGTGACCTCCGTGGTCTACAAGAGAGTTAAGAACTGATGGAAGATTATGTAGGCGGCTTTTGCGCAAGCACTAAGCGTCATCCAACACCTGAGGAAGTGTTGAAGGTATACACAGATGGTCTACGTGCCAAGGTCCGAGAGTTGACAGCCCCAGGCCGAGAACAGGCCCTTGCGCTGACCAAGATCGATGAGGCCGAAATGTGGGCCTTGAGAGGACTATAAGATGGTCTGCAGCAACTCCAAGTGTCCTTGTAACTTTCCAGACCCTGATGGCAGCAACCCGTTCCTGATGCATCTCGCAGAAGCTGTATGGGCCATGGATTGCTACCAGCATCGCAAGGTTCAAGTCTTAGCAGAGCTTGGAGCATCCGCCTACGGTTGGAAACACGCCATGAAAGGTCTGCAGAAGGCAATCAAGGACCATCCTGCGGACTATGTGCCTGCATACATGGCCAAGCCTAAAAATAAGGAAGACTAATGACCAAAACCAGACTCCTGGTCGATGGAGACCATTTGTTCTATAAGCAGGCCGCAGCTTGCGAGAGGGAACAACGCCTCTCAGTTTACAAAGAGACCTCTCCGGGAGTCTGGGAGGTCGATAAGGACGCTCAGACGATCATCTCCCTGGATATGGTCCTAGAGCAGGCTATCAGCTCTGTAGAAGCCTCTCTGAGCCGCTACAAGCACGAGCTGAAGGCCGATGAGACTGTCCTTGTGTTCTCAGGTTCTAACAACTTCCGCAAGGAACTGTGGGACGGCTACAAGCTGGCCAGGAAGGCTACTCGAAAGCCTGTAGGATACTTCAGCCTAATCGAGCACTTCAGGGACAACACAGACTATCCTGTAGTCTTTGAAGATTGCCTTGAAGGCGATGATTACATTGGGATCCTGAGCACTCGTCCTTCGTCCCGGGACAACATCATCGTCTCTGGCGATAAGGATATGCAAACACTCCCTGATGTGCGAGTGTCCTGGTTCGACAGTGATCCCAAACTCAAGAGGGACTATAAGACAACCAAGGAGTCTGCGTATCTCTATTGGATGGGCCAGACGCTCACTGGAGATTCCACGGACGGTTACAAAGGCTGTCCTGGGCTTGGTCCGGTAGGCGCAAAGGCAGTCCTGGATAAGGGCGCAGAGTGGCGAGATGTCGTCTCAGCGTTCGAGAAGGGCTGTGAGGCTCTCCTCAAGAAGGAACGCAAGACAGACCCTACGCTCGAACTGTGCTCAGCGTTGACTGAGTGCAACGTCGAGACACCTGAGGAGCTTGCGTTGCTTAACGCTCGAATGGCTCGAATCCTCAGGTTCACAGACTGGGACAAGACGACCAGACGACCGATACTGTGGGAGCCTGAATGATCCCTCAGGTAAGAGCTACCCAGTGCGAACTACTGGCTAAGAACCTAAGGGCCATTGGACTCGGCGTGTTGCGATCAGGGCAGCACGTCGATGTCCCTTGGTCAAATGATATCAACCCCAGAACCCTGCACCAATTGACGGCCAAAGACATTCTGGACGATGCCCAGGATTTCGACAGGATCGCCAAGAAGCTGCGAAAAGTGTATTCTTAAAGGTTTACCAAAGGAGAAGCGTAATGGCTTATGAAGTGATTGAAGAAAAAGGTTTCGAGGACGTTTCAGTCAATGACTTGGGCGACACTATTACGCTCTCCCAGATCGACGATTACGATTCGCTCCACCAGATTATCCTTGGATCAAAGCAGATACTCGAACTCCGCAAGATCCTCAACAAGAGAGACGATTGACATGCCAGGACACTACGCAGAACAGATGGAAGAGGCCGCAGAAGAGGCTCGAAGACAGGCCCAGGAGACAGCCGCAGGTCTCGCCAAGAAACTGCAGGCAGACAGAGAGGACGAAGTCTACAAGGCTAACGCAGCTCTCTACAATGAGACTGTCTACAGGCCAGACGGCAACGGAGGGATGATCGGATACGTTCCGCCTAACTATCCGTCCACGGGCATCGTCGCGCCTCAAGGTGTAGGCTTCCCGCCTATTAAGCCTGATCAGCCGGATCTCTTCGCAGATCTCGCCAAGAAGCTCGACGAGCAATTCAAGGTGACTAAGGGTGCCTCAGGAACCACAGGCAACCCTAAGGAAGCTGCCGGCGCAAAGAAGCCTGCGATTTGGTCCGTAATGCCGCGCTGGGTCATCCTCGAAGTTGGCCGTGTGATGCAGTTCGGAGCCTCGAAGTATGGCGCGTTCAACTATAGATGGCGCAGCGGCAGAGCCGGAACCTATCAGGACGCCATGGAACGCCATGCGCAGCTTTGGTTCGACGGAGAGGACATCGACCCTGAATCCGGCGTGTCTCATCTCGCCCACGTGATCGCCAATGCGCTCATCCTCATGGACTGCCAGGCTAACGGGACACTGATCGACGACCGTCAGAAAACCGGCATTGTCCGCAAGAAACTCAACGAACTCGAAGGCCTCCTCAAGAGCCTTCCGTTCCCATCCGCTCCCGGCTCTGCCGCTGCGCCTTCGAAAGCTTAAACCTCATGAACATTCGAAATGTTATCCTCTTGGCTCTCGCTGCGGTCATCGTTGCGCTGATCGCCAAGCCACTCTTCGCCATCATTGCGGGCCTTACGGCTCTCATGGCTCTCATCGTCCTGGGCGTTCTGCTCTGGGCTGCTGCCGACTGGGCAATCCTCAAGCTGGACAGTCCAGCCTATGAGAACACCTACGCAGATTCGCTTGAGGACTGCTTCGGGAAGCTGATGGACTTCATCATCCCAGATAAGCCACGGAGATAAGCGCCAGTGTTTGGATTCTTCAAGAGACGCAAGACGCAGCCTGAGCCTGTGACGATCGCATATATCGATGGCGACTCGACCTTTCGGGACAACGAAGGCAAGAGACACAATATAGAAGAGCATAAGGATCTAGTGGAACGCTTCAGGTTCCATAGGACGCGAGTGGACACGCCTGCGCCTTATGTTCCCAGCTATACCCCAAGCCCCAGCCCATCGTATGACTATACGCCTACTCCTATCCCAAGTCCGTCGTATGACTCGTGGTCATCTTCCAGTCCGTCCTATGATAGCGGCTCGTCGTCCTCATCGTCTTTCGATAGTGGCGGCGGTTCGTTCGGTGGCGGCGGGGACTCAGGTTCCTGGTAATAGCTAAAAGAAAACCCCCTTGCCTTCCTTATGGTTGGCTTGGGGGTTATTTTTTCGATTTTAAAGCCCGTGGAGGCCTGTCAGATGCTTTTGGCTACCCTAGGTGCTGGGAGGCTCCTATCGGTGGCTGGTGAGGCTTAGGCTGCCGTTTTGAGCCTATCGTAGTGGATATGAAGCGCGGAAAGTTCGGCGTGATCGTCAAAGCTATGACAGAACCTATCGATACCATATAGCCGCATACCTTCAATCATGTAATCACTGAAGGACTCAGGCAACTCCAACACCTTTCCAGGGTTATCTAGAAGTATAATCTTAACCGTCTCAGGCAAGTTCATAACGGCATCGCATGCCTCACGTGCCTTATAACACTGCGTGATGCTGGTAAACCTGAAGGTTCCCAGGTATTTGCCTAAGTCCATCATAGCACGCCCTCCTGTATCTTCTCGCGCCCACCGACCACTAGGTCTAACTCGTGGTCCTGCAGCTCTCTGATCGCAGCCGCTTTGCGCTTCTTATAGAGAAGCCACTGGACGCCCTCCTCCCAAGACATACCAGTCGCCCCAGTGTAATCCTGCATGGCCAGCAGATCCTCGTCCGACCAATCGCCCATCCAAGTCTGTCTGATAGGTTTTCTCATTGTCAAAACTCCTGCTCTGCCTGTCTTGCGAACTCCAGAAGATCTTTTCTGGAGATAATAACTACGTGCGACCGGCTGTCCACGCTGTCGAACTGAGTAAAAGCAAAAGTGTCTGCTCCTAGATACTCGAAGTTAACCTTCTCAGCTTCTAGTAATTCCTTTAGTGTCGGCATTGTCTTGTTTCCTTTGCGTTGCTTTAGGCGCGTCCAGTAACTCCTGGACTATATCTCGGATTGTCTCCAATCGCGCCTTGGTGTCTGTCTGGTTCATTATGTGATCGATTGGCAACCTGAGGCCATGAGAGGCCGGGCGATAACCATCGGCGAGAGCTTGAAGACAGAATGCGACAGGCCCAGGACAGGAGATCTCTCCAGACTCCCAGCGTCTAACAGTCTTCGCTGAGCCTGACCCAAGGCCCAGGAGAGAAGCTAGGCCACCTTGCGACAGCCCTACGCTCTCTCTTATCTCACGGACTCTCTCAGGGCTGAGAGTTTCCATCTGGTTCTTCTTTTCGAGGTCCACTTGTCATCCTTTCTCACGCTGCTAGAGGACTTAGTGTCCCCTGCGTTGAGGACATAATGCCCTATTCGCTGAAGGTGTCAAGAGGGTTTTTTGAGATTATCCCGTGTTTTTCTCTGAGCCTCGCCACAGCGTCCCAGTCCTTTGCGTATTCCGTGACGCATCCTGAGATCCCGTGACAAACGATATCGACAGGGTGGCTGGTGATCGCATCGAACAAAGGGCGAGCCTCGTGGTCGGGCCATGGGACGAGCTGAGAGGGTTCTGTAAGCCCTGCGACCATGATGTCTGGGAGAGCCTTGAGGGCTGGGATAAGATCTGTCTGGACCATGACAGCCCTGCGCCTGCCTTCGTCCGAATAGAACTTGGGATCCCTCAGGCACACATCGACGCTCGCACTATCAGTGTCTACCGGTATCGAATCTATGCTGGGATACCTAAAGATCTCGAAGTAATCGACACCACAGGACAAAAAGGGGATTATGGAAAACCAGCCCTGCTTGAAGCTCTCTTGTCTTTCATCATCGCCACTATTAAAGATGAACGCATTTCGATACTCTCTATGCTGCTGGAACCATAAGTTATACGGTTCGAACCTGAATCTATCCGCTGTGAACACCTGTCCCATGGTCAGAACCCTCCGTCTCTCAGGATCTCGTCGAGCTTCTCTTGCTGCGTCTCCTGGACCTCTTGGACCTCTTCCATCCGGTCGATACTGTCCTCGTATAGGAACAAAGAGTGAACTATCAGATCCAGCCCTACGTATCCTGAGAGAGCCATGGACAGGGCAGCTACGAGCTTGAGCATTTGGTCATTACTAGGCATGGCGATCAGTCTTTCTTGAAGTGGGCCACGGCATCCAGAGACACTGCAGCGAGGACAAAGAAACCCAAGGCCAAGAGGCCCAAGGCAGTGAAGCCCCAAGGGAGAGCACTTAGGATCAATGCCAGAAGTGCTATGAGCAGGGCTGAGAGAGCTTTGGTCATTTTAGGAATATCCTCTAGAATGCCCTGGGAGGCCCCTTAGAGAGCCTCCACAGGATTTTGGCTATCAGGCAGCCAGAGGCAGCTCTTCGTCGTCTGAGGAGGCCTCAGAGGCGTCTACAGGGCCTAAGAGAGACACGCAGGCAGCATCAGCCAGCCTTGCAGCCTTGAGGATGGCGTTCTTGTCTTCTCCAAGCTTCTTGAGCCATCCGCCGACGTAGGCAGCGTGGTTGTCGATGTGTTCCCCTTCGACACCAAGGCGAGCGTTGAGCATCGCTGAGCCAAGCTCCGCCACCAGCTCCTCGAAGGCATACTGAGGGCTGCCAAAGTGATCGAACTTGACGATCCCGTCGCGGGCTTGGCGATCCTTGTGGCCGGTCCAGTGGACTAGCTCGTGACCAAGGGTCGCAAGGTAAGAGCCAGGAGTCTTGAAGGACTCGAAGGCAGGCACCTGGACGAAATCCTGCTGAGGCGAATAGAAGGCCTTGTCGCCACCAAAGCGCACATCGGCACCACAGGCCAGAAGAGCCATCTCAGCCTCGTGGTTGCGCAGGGCAGGGTCCAGAGGGACGTGCTCAGGATTGACGAAGCGCGGAGGTATCTGATTACCTTCTTCTGCCGGCTCTAGCTGGTCGAGGTTCCAGACGTGGCTAGCAGTCATGAAGAAACGCTTTTCGGTCTCGCCGGTCTCTGCGTTCTCCTTTTCGCTTACCTTGAAGAAGATCACTACAGTGCCCTTCTCGCCCTTGCGCACCTTGAAGCCCAGGTCCTTTGCACCATGGAAACCGAACCAATAGGGCGACTGGTAACCGTGGACAGCCGCAGCCATGCCCAAGAGAAACTGATTGATACCACGGTAGGCCTTGCGCTGAGAGTTGCGCTGCAGGCCGCTGGTGGCCCACCCCTTGACCCAGGGGCGAGTGCCTGCCTCAAGGGCCTCAACGATCTTGGCGGTGACTTCTGCAGCGTAATCGCGACGCTCGAAGGTCTTCTTGGCGGTCTTCTTGGTCATGGGATACTCCTGGATCTGAGAGGTTTTGGTTAAGCAGATTTACGAAGGGCTGAGGCCTTCCGTGAGCATTCTCTGTAACCTGCTTCGAGCATAGTCAGGTGAGGCCTATAGTTAGACTCTGAGCGGTCCACAGCCTGCATGTCGTAAAAGTATCTGTTGGCAGCCCGCTGGTAATCTATGGCAGTCCACTGTGCTCTAGGAGCTGAAGGGAACGGGAAGGGGTGGCTCTGGGTCACGATGGTGTCTCCTTGTGTCTATGCTTTGACTATAAGAGCTATGGGACCATCTGTCAATAGGGATAATCCCATAGCTGCAATTATTTTCTTATGGCTTCGACGGACGACGGAAAGACAGCGTCTCGTGGTAGACCATAGTGAAGGTGTCGAAGCGTTTTCCAAGAGAGCTAGTCAGCAGCACCTTGGTGTCCTGCTTGGTGCTCTTGGCGATCTCGACGGCTGCCTCGTAGGCCTGCTCGTAGGTGTCGAACGGACGACCATTGACCGTGATCGTGTCCTCAGCGAACCCTGGTCCGATGGAAGGCGCATCGACCTCGACGACCTCGATCTCGACGAGGACAGAGAGCCTAGCGTTCTCGAGGTCTGAGAGCTGCTTACGGTAGCTCTTGGACTCTTCCATGAACTTGTCTGCAAGCTCGTTCAGCTCTTTCTTGTGGGGGCCATAGGGAAGACCTGCAGCAGCATTCGAAGCGGCGCAGGCTGCCTTGAGAGCCTGGGAGGCAAGAGGCTTGAGGCTTTCCATCTCTGCGTCAATCTGAGCGATCTTCTGGTCCTTGGTGTTCATGTCGTTTTCCTTTCGAGTGCTGAGAGGTCCTTGTGTCCTCTTCATGTTCAAAAGATAGGACACATTGTCCTACTCGTCAAGGACAAAATGCCCTCCAAGCGAAAAAACTTTTAGGTGGCTGTGAGGTGCTTGCAGTGTGACTGGTGGAGGCTATTGGACACACTCGGGTGTGATAGGTTGCGGATAGGGACTGGTGGTGGCCATGAGGTGCTACAGGTCAGTGCTGAGGGTATTCAGATACCTCTTCAGTTTTTTGGATTTGCCTCTTGACACCTGCCGACCTTGGGACTATATCGGATCTAGCAGCAACAGAGAGCGAGGAGACACCGAAAGCCTAATGTCCTAGAGATATCCCCCACCTCTTCGTCCCCCACCATTAGAGAACGTCGAGATCTTCGAGATATCCGGTGGATGCTACAGCCACTGATGATGACGAATGGCCCTGGCTGAGCGGGTCCCTTCTGGCTCGACCGATGGAACCAGAGGCCATCTGACAGACACGATTGTCCAACTGGGGCTTCGCTGGGAACTTTTATTTTTCAGACTCTTAGCCGCTTCAAGCATCTCTCAGATTTCTCGCAGCAACCCTCGGAAACCCGCAGAAATCCGTCAGGCCCCTACCCGATTATTTTTAGGGTCCCATAGGGTCCCATAGCCACCTAGTGTCTTACCCGGACAATACACCTATTAGCAGTCAGATAGGCCCCTTTTCGATGCTCAGAGGGACCCAAAGTGACTCCTAGACAACTCCTTGAATTCTAACAGTTTTTCAAAAAGTGCTCTAAAAGGGTTACCATTGGACAAAAGCCCCCCTTATAGACACTAAGGGCCACTAAGGGATACCCTGAGATAGAATTATCTTATAGGATATACCTAAGAGACTAATAGATACCCTAAGAGTCTAAGAGACACCATAGGTATCCTAGAGACGCTAAGAGTCTCTCTCAAAGTCATTCTGTCCGTTCCCCTATTCCCCAAAAGTTTAACTGATGGTTCTCACCGATAGAACCCTAAAGGCTCAAGGGCCTACCCTTAGTGGTGTGTCCTGAAAATGCTTAACCTTAAGCGACCTAGGAACCTATAGATCCTATGGTCCTGTTAGAATACCACGCAGAGACATCATGGCCCTTGAGACCGCTAATTTTATCCATCAGCTCAACCCTTCGTATCCTTCTCGTCCTGAAGACATCGTTGAGGGTGCTGATCACCTTCGGACCATCAAGCGTTCGATAAAGAATACCTTCCCTGGGATCCAGGGTCCTCTTCGTCCTGAGATCACCCATGATTTCCTGAACGATCTTCTGAACCAGTTGATCCCTCTAGGATCCATCGTCCCCTACGCACTGCCTGTAGCCCCTCCAGGATGGGCTATCTGTGACGGTAGTCTGGCTAACAGGTCTGATGGCTCAGGGACTATCCAGACGCCTGACCTCAGAGGCAGGACTCTGGTCGGAGCTACAGAAGCTCGTCCTCTTGGGACCCTGTTCGGAAACGCTCAGTCCACTCTGACCACGACAGCTGCTGGTCGCCATGGACACCCTGGGACCGCTCAGATCCCTGAGACCGCAGTCAACGTGTCCGTAGCCGTAGGCCCTGCTACCCAGGAAACTACGATCAACCAGACCAAGGGTTCTAACTGGGACGCTGGTGGTGGCACTGGTGCCCCTGTGACGAACGTTACAGTCACCAATGTTGCTCATAGCCACCCTGTGACCGTGACCCCTGCGCCTATCCCTGCGCGGTCTGTCGATCTGTCCATTGGCGAAGCTGGAGACCATGCTCACCAGATTACCGTGGATCTCCATCAGCCGTCAGCTTCAATCGTTTATATCATGAAGGTTTAACTCAGGTGCCAACGTTCCCTGTGCGCCGCCTCGGTGCCTCAGGTATCGTGACGGACCCAAATCCTTTCGACCTAGAAGACTCGAACACATTCTCGTCCGGCGTAAACGTCAGGTTCTCTCAGGGTAAAGTCTCCAGAGGCCCCGTGTGCCGGACGGTGACAGACCTGGGAGACCTAGAGCCTGGGCATGTCCTCACGATCCCTGTGTCAGCCTCAGGTTCCGATCAGATCGTAGTGGCCTCAAGCGACTTCGGGCGTATCGTCCGGATCAACGGGGACGAGCTGGAAGACCTTACTCCAGACATCCCAGGCTGGGCACCGATCGACACTAACGACAGGATCACTTCGACCTCTCTTGGAGGCGTAGCGTATCTCAACAAGTTTACCCATGTTCCAATCTACAAGTCCCCAGGGACCGACAGATTCGAGCCTCTTCCAGGCTGGGATCCCGATTGGAGATGCTCAAGGCTCATAGCCTACAAGGACTTCCTGATTGCTATCGGAGTCCAGCAGAACGGCCAAGTATATCCTACCTTGGTCAAGTGGTCAGATCTGGCCCAGTTCGGTGCTCCCCCAGCGTCGTGGGACACATCCGCAGAGAATTCCGCTGGTGAAAACATCATCAACGAGATGCAGGATGCTATAATCGACGCGCTCCCCCTCAGAAACTCTCTAATGCTCTACTGCACCAACAGTGTGTGGACAATGGACTATCTCGGAGCTGAACCTCTGTTCTCGTGGCGAAAACTATTCGACACTCAGGGGATCATGAACCAGAACTGTGTGGTCCATGTAGAAAACCAGCACTTTGTGGCAGACGATGACGATATCTACGTCCACGAAGGAGCTTCTCCAAAGTCTATCTGTAGAGGGCGAGTCAGGGACTTCATCTTCGATTCCCTGGACCTCAACCTGAAGCACCTATGCTTTATGTCGCATGAGCCTCGTCTTTCCGAAGTGAGGTTCCATTACCCTTCGAACGACTACCTGACTGGCTTTAGGCCCTCAGCAACTGGTTGTAACCGGTGCGCAGCGTATAACTATTCGAACGACACCTGGACATTCTACGATACGGCGAACTTCACTGGGGTAACTCTGGCAGCTTTCGTCCGGTCAAACTCTTGGAACGACTACGAGGGCCTCTCCTGGGAACAGGTAGGGGGCGCGTGGCAGTCTTCGAGCGGCGATGAGGCCAAGCACACGATCTACACGGGTCGCTCGGACCTTGACGCCGGTCTGACAAAGCCCAGAGTCTATGGTTTCGACCGGATAAACGACGGTAGACTGCCGTTTCCACCAGAACCAGAGGCTCTAAGAGACGCTTTTGTAGAGCGAGTAGGTATCGATCTGGACAACCAGGGCAAAAACCTGAGGCAGTATATCCGTCTTCTAGACGTTTGGCCACAGATGTCAATCGAAAAGCCTGAGGATGCCTATTGGCAGTTCGGAGCGAACGATTTGTCCGGAAGTGAACCCGAATGGTCCCCTGAGATCGTCTATCATCCCAATGGTTCCGACTTCATAGACCTCAACGAGGCAGGGAAATACCTTGCTTACAGGTTCCGATGCGGCGGCTTGAGGGACTTTTCGCTCTCGGGCTTCGATGTGACCCTAGAACCAGGAGGTCGCAGATGATCACTGAGGAACAACTGGAGAAATACCGGAAGCAGGCCAAGAATCTGCCCCCGTATATCCCAGGAATCCCTTTTAGCAACCCTGAGATGCTGTCCGTCTTCATCCGAGACGAGAACGACGTGATCTCGGGGATCTTCAGAAACCTAATAGCAACCATCAAGGCTCTTAACGAACGCGTTACGGAGCTAGAAAACCAATGATCCTAGGGAGGGCTTCGTGAATAAGATCCGGATCCCTCCTCAGGACCATCAACTAAAGGTTCCTGTAGTCCGCAGGTTCGAATACGTCATTTTCCTTGAGCAGGCCAACCCTAGCACGACGTTTATTCACTGCAATGTCTACGTAAAGTGGACCAGACACGTCAAAGAGCGTCTAAAAGCAGATTTCGACAAGTTGACTGCCCTTCATGGTGGTCCTTTCTACGCCTTGCATACTCCAGGCGACACAAAACACGAAAAGTTCCTCAAGATGTTCGGCTTCGAATGGAAAGCCTCTTACACCAACAGACACGGTGAGCATCTTGAGATCTACACAACTTAGGATTAACAATGGGCGGTTTTTTCTCCGGAACAGACGTTAAGAAGACCACTAGCGAGATTGACACTGGTCCGTCGAAGTTCCAGCTCCCTTACCTCCAGGACGCCTTTAGCGGCGCACAGAAGAACTACAGGGAATCTGTAGGCACCCCGTTCTACCAGGGACCCCTCTACGCCGGTCTAAGCGATCAGGCCCGTTCGAACCTGGGCACTCAGAGCAACTATGCGATGGGCCAGGGTATGGCCGGCGTGAACGCTCTGAATCAGACAGGCGTCAACGGTCTTCAGTTCCAGGGACGCGCTGGGCAGGCTCTAGACAGCCTTGGTAACCTGATCAACACAGACGCTACCCAGTCGAACATTGGCGCAGCGAGCCTTTACGCAGACAATCCGTATCTGAACTCGCAGATCGACGCAGTGAACCGCGATGTAGTCCGTGGTCTCCGTGAGCAGACTCTCCCAGGCATCAATCGGTCCTTCTCGGCCACTGGTGGCATCAATTCGTCCAGAGCAGGTGTTGCTGAAGGTCTCGCCATGAGAGGCGCACAGGACCGAATGGCAGACACTGCAGCCCAGATGAGAGCTTCGGCATACGACCGTGGTCTCCAGATGGCTCAGGGCGACCGTGCGACCAACATGAACGCTCTAGGCAATCTGTCAGCACAGTATGCAGGCCTTACGAACCAGGGCATCGCAGCTCTTGGCGCAGGCAACCAGATCGCTCAGGGCAACTTCGGTATGGCCAACACTGCAGCGGCTCTCGATCAGGCAGATCGCCAGGGTCAGGTCGATGCGGACTTCAACAGATGGCAAGGCCAGGACACTAGAGCGACCGATCTTCTCAACCGCTACTACGGCGTCGTCGGCGCGAACCAGTGGGGCCAGCAGGGCACAGAGACTAAGAGGGAAGAGACTCCAAATGGAGGCATCTTCGGTAAGATTCTTGGCGGTGCAGCTTCTATCGCCGGTATCGCAGAGACTTTCAGCCCAGGCAGTGTCGGAAAGCTTTTCAAAGGCGCCGCGAAGAAAACTTAAAACAGGCGGTATGGCTTAAAGTCATCCAAGGTATAACAAATGGTATTTCCTTCAAGCTTTCGCGGGTTCATCAGCTCGCTTCCCAATGAGGACGATCCTCTGACCCCAGAGACTCCTCAGATCGCAGGAGCGACTGCGGCCCCTAATCCTGCACTCGCGTCTTTCACGAGCAGAGCACTTCCCCCAGAGGCCGAAGCTCCTGCAGGTAACCCAGCGGCAGCCATGGAGACTCCTCAGGAGTTTAACCATTCGTCGTCTTTCGGCGTGGCTCAAAGCCTGCCTTCAGCTCCTCCTTCGACCAAGAAGCAGGGCTTCTGGAATAGCCCAGACAGTGCCGAAACTCTGCTTAAAATAGGTGCTGTCCTGTTGAACGGAGGCACCCTAGGCGAAGGTCTTGCTCAGCTCGGCAAGGGTGTCACAGAGTGGCGCAGCCGCCTGAGAGAAGACCAGCAGCAGGCTTTCGACAACGAGATCAAGACCAAGGCAATCCAGGCGCAGATGCTAAACGCTATGCGTCTTGGTCGCCAGCAGAACCAGATGCTTCCTGCAGATCTCATGAAGTCTCGCCAGTCGCTGATCGCTCAGATCGCTATGCAGGACCTGGACCCTCAGGCCAAACAGCAGATGTGGGCAGATGCCATCTCTAACCCTGCGAAATACGGTCTGGACCCTCAGATTGTCCAGGGTCTTCCTGCAGAATACACGCCTCGCATGGATGCCATGGGCAAGAGCCTAGGCATGTCGGCCTACCAGTTGCAGAACGCCAATCGCCAGGAAACACGCGACGCTAACACTGAAGATTGGCGGAAATTCCAGAAGGAAAAGGACTCTCGGGATTTCAACTACAATGTGACCAAGGATACTTGGGACGCAGGAATTCAGATTGCCGAGAAAGACATCCGCAACCCAGATGGGACTCCAGTAAATGCCGCTTCTGTATTCGGCGGAGCTGCTCAGCTTCCTCCTCCTCCACCTTCTGTTGCTGGCTCGAACGTCAACGTAAATAGCTACGGTCCAATGATCGAGCAGGCTGGTCTTCAGGCCGTCCCAGGTGTCAATGTGACAAGCCGCGAACGCTCAGTCGCTTCTAACGCTAAGGCCGGTGGAGTTTCCAACAGCTTCCATCTGACTGACGATGCGAGAGATTTCACGCCCCCTTCAGGTATGTCCATGGGCCAGCTTACGGCAACCCTGAAGCAGCAGTTCCCGGGTTACGACGTGATCAACGAGGGCGACCACGTGCACGTAGAGCCAGGACAGGGGATGGCTAAGTCCCAGCGTCGTGCCGGTGGTATTCCAGCTCCTGCGGCTACTCCAGCCCCAGGTCTCCCAGGGCCTGTGCGTGTTAATCGTCCAGGCGGAAAACCGAAGCAGGTCATTACACGCGTAGTGAACGGCGTGGTCAGCGTGAAGAACCCTGACGACGGCCAATGGTATAGAGTAAGATGATGCAGGAATACGATTTCAGTAAAATGGAGAAGATCACCGATCCGTCGATGATCGCCCAGCTGGAAACCCCTCAGACTTCGATCAATACGCAGGTCAATAAGAACCCCAGGGGTCTTACTGGTCAGCAGTATGTCAACGTCCGGAAGAACTACGCAGAGCTTCAAGTCGCTCAACGTCAACTCGACCGCATGAAGGAAGAGTGGAACAAGTCGCAGAGGAACAAGGGTCTATCGTCTGTTTGGGAGTATAACCCCTTCAACGCAGACAACAAGGTCTTCGACAAGACTATAGACGGCTTCCGCTCGACCATGAGAAAGATCACCAAGACTCCAGGTGAAGGCTCTATCTCGGACTACGAAACGAAACTTCAGCAGCTTGAACTTCCGGATCGTTGGAGCTTCGACGAAGCGAACCTTGAGTCTTTCAGGAACATTGAAGATCGAATAAGCTCTACCATGCGCATGTATGAAGAAGTCCTTGGTCTTCCACCTCAGCTCCCTAAAGCTCCTCCAAGCAATCGACAAGCACCTAAGGCTATGCCTCCAGGCGTGAAGATCAGAAGAATCAAATAACCATGAATAAGACCTACCAAGCAACCATGCCGGATGGTAGTGTATTTGAACTTGAAGTCCCTGACAGCTACACTGATGAGCAGGCCAACGAGTTCCTGCAGGCACACATTGCAGACTACACGAGCCAGCAGGCCCCAAGTTCGAATGGACTACCGAAGCCTCCGCCATCGGTTGCTGGTGGTCAGCCTCTTAGAGTTAACGTAGGTTCCGAAGATCCTCCAGCGGATGCTCCTCTGTCCACAGGGGAGACCATTGGTGCCGGTATCGGAACCGTGGTTGACGGAGCTTTCCCAGGACTCTCTGGTGTAGTCTCAGGTTCTGCCGGCGTCGTAGGGAACGCCTACGAGGCTCTCACAGGCCAAGGGGACTTCGATCCTCTCCAGGCCTGGAACACCAATAGAGACGCTGCGAACCAGAACATCGAACAGTTCTACGAAGAGAACCCTAACACTGCCACAGGCCTAACAGGTCTCGGAATGGTTGGCTCCATGTTCATTCCAGGTCTCAACGTCCTGAAGGCTGCTCAGGGTGCCAGCAAGGCCCGTGTCCTTATGACAGGCGCAGGGAACGCTGCAATCGAAGGCGGTATCTACGGAACTGCAGACGGCGCAATGACAGCTGAGAACCTCTCGGACATCCCAGAGCGTATGGCTCTAGGTGGTCTTGCAGGTGCAGCCGTTGGCGGCTTGTTCGTGCCTGCAGTCCACGGTGCTGTCGGTGTCGCTCGAAACGTAAAGAACAACATCCCAGGGCTTCCAAGCGAAGCTGCGGCTCGCGCTCAGTCCGAAAGACTGCAGAACCGTGCGCTGGCTAACAGCAACATGCGCGATGCTAATGGTAACATCGTAGGCCCAGCGACCCCTCGCGGCGTCTACCAGGAAACCATGGACCGTCAGGCTATGGGCGTCCCAGCGATGCCTGCAGATGCCGTTCCGAACATGCAGCGTCTTCTGGGCGTATCTGTCCAAGGGCAGGGACCTTCAGCCACTGCGGCTAGAGAGGCTCTACAGGCTCGACAGGCAGCCCAGAGAGATCGTGTCCGAGACCAGATCGGCAACGTCCTTGGTCCTACCGACAACATCCAGATGCGCAGCGACCAGATCGTCCAGGATGCCAACGCAGCCGCAAGTCCGTTCTATGAGCAGGCCAAGCAGATTCCTACGGTCACTACTCCAGGTCTTCAGGACGTAATGCGCTCAGCGTATTTCCCTCAGATCCTGCAGCAGGCCGTGCGTAACCTCACGTCGGACAGCCGCAACATTCGGGATCCTCGTCAGATCGGCTTCACGTTCAATCCAGACGGCTCAGTGTCCACAGACCTCGCAGGTCTTTCGACCGAAGGCTGGATCGAAGTCCAGAAGGCTGCAAGACAGGTCAGCGAAAGCCTCAGGGCACCAGGAGCCGTCCCAGGACGCACTATGCCTACCTCTGAGTCCAGAGGCGTTGGATCGACTGCAGGACACCTTGCGGACGAGATTGGCGCACAGAACGCTCCGTATAACACGGCTCGCACAGAGTTTGCCGACGAGATCGCCGGAAGAGACGCTCTAGAGATAGGTGCAGACTTCCCAGGATCCACAGGTCAGCAGGCCGAAGCTGCTTATTCGACCATCCAGCGGTATCCTCAAGGACACCCTCTGGCAGGTCTACCGGTAGGCAACGCTGCGGACATGAATCGTCTTGGAGCAACTTCAGCTCTCGATCAGGCAGCCTCCAGAGGCACTCCAGCCACCAACGTAGCTCAGAATATCTCCATTGCTATCGGAAGCCAGGATCCTCGCAAGATCGCTGTTGCCCGTCAGATGTATGGGGACGATGTAGTTGACGATTTCATGCGTCGTATGGGCGCAGAGAACCAAGCGTGGTCTACACAGAACACAGCCCTTGGTAACTCTCAGACCCAGCCGCGACAGGCTCTCACAGACGCTATCTCTGAGGCGACCAGAAACCCGGGTCTCGCTCAGTTCCTGACCTCAGGTTGGAAGGGCGCAGTGATCAGCAACCTGTTCACTGGACAGGGCGCAGGCGTAGCCAAGTTCAAGGAAGACGTAATGAACCGGATCGCAGAGGTCTGGGGAGCTACGGACCCTCAGGACATCGCACAGGGCCTCCAGGCTCTGATCGATCGCGCAAGGTCTGACCGTGCGTTCGCTGAGACCCTGAACAACGCAGGTGTCTCAATGGCTCGTCTGACAGCTATGCTAATGGCTTCTCAGAGCACCGAACAGACCGAACCTATACCAGTAGGCGGCGACGGTTCTGAGCCTATCGAACTGCCGAGATACGAAGACGGCTCTCTGTTCACTGGGGAATACCCAGGGATCTACCAAGAGACCGTGGACGGCACAGAGTATAATCCAGAAGAATACTGAGTGGGGCTTGGGGGTTACTCCAGCCCCATCCCCCTCAGGTAAACATGTCTACAAAAAGAAAAACTAAGAGTGCTCCTCGCAGATCTCAGAGCACGGCCAGACGAATCGTAAGCGGTATCGGACAGTATCTCGATGGTGCCTGGGGAGACGTTAGCGACGATCTGGCAGGCACTGGTCATTCGGCAGTTTCCACTGTCTACAGGTTCGCCAATGGTCTGCCTGTTAATTTAGACACCATAGCAGAAGACTTCGAAGACGGTAGGCAAGCCCAAAGGCGAGACGCAAAGCGGTTCGTCAAGGAAAACCCTAGGACAGCGGGTGCTCTGAGCACTGCAGGTCTGGTCTCAGGTCTCGCAGGCGCGGGTGCCGCTGCAAAGGGCGCAGTTCGCGGTGTCAACGCTCTTCGGTCCGGTGCTCTAACTACAGGCCAAGTCGCTAGGTCTGCAGCAAAGGTATCCCCAGCGTCTGTTGTATCTGGCGCACTTTTCGGAGCTGCTAATGGGGAGACTTCGAGCGAACGACTGGCGAACGCAGGTATAGGCGCAGGGATTGGTGCTCTTGCCGCTCCTGTAGTCGCCTTGGCTTCTAAGGCTCCACGGGTTGCCCCAAAGCCCCGAGAGAGAAACATCCGAGAGCTGACACCGGAAGAGACCGATGCGGTTGCTGGAGGTGCTTCCGGTTACGGAGCGAACGATTACGGCGTAGGGTATTCTCCAGAATACTCGAAACTGAAGAACCAGCCAAAGTATGGAGATTTAGACCTGCAAATTACTCCAGGCGACCAAATGTCTCCTGTGAAGCCTCTAAAACCTGAAGACCTTCAAGGCGCACTTATTGTTTCAGCACCAGCTGATAGATCAAGAGCAGGCGGGGTTCTATCTAGTATCAACGGTGAAAAGTTAAACAAACCCGTCCAACTCCAAGGCGGTATGGACTTCATGAGAGTCCAGGAAGCTTTAGGACACAACAGCGGCGAAAAGTCCGTTTGGGCCTCAGCTCCTGGTGTTATTTCAGGTTTCGGTCGTGTAGCTAGAGAAGCTGCTGAGAAAGGTCAGAAAGCTTACTTAGCTCCTTGGGCAATGGCAGGCGCAAGTAGTGACTATTCGCACATGCCCGCGTCTGTCGTGGTCCAGCAGTTGTTGAAGTCAGACCCAAAGTCTGTTCGCATGTTCGAAAAGGAAATCCTTTCTAAATTCCCAGCTTACGTAGGTTCCAAAGATCCTAAAGCTCTGATCACACAAGTGGAAAGTGATCCAGCACTAAGATACAACATGATGAAGCTCTTGGACACAAAGAAGATGCAAGACGCTGGTCTTCCTTCTGCTAACAACGCAAGACTTGCTACCACAGAACCTGCGTTGCTTGATGTCCCAAGTGGAACTTTTGGTTACAACATAGGCCTGATAGACCCATCAGGTGTCACCATCAAAGATCCCATGCTTCCTCATTCGACATACGCAGCACAGCTTAAAGGTAACTATGCAGGAAGCCTAGAAGCTCCAGTAGGCGCTACTACGTTCCTGCGTGATGCTACCAGAGCTATGGAAGCCAATCCTAAAGGCTTCATACCTGCACACATTGAGTATAACCTTAAGCGAGGCGTCAAGACGCAAGAAGCGGACCAACAGTGGGTCGATGAGGTCTCTGCGGAGATCGAGCGGCTTAGATCTCTCGGTCTCGGGTTCTCTCGCTGATTTCTTCGAGAAGCCTTCTCGCAGATTCAATATTGTTCTCGGCTCTCTCTAGGTCCTTACCTAGGAGGGCTGAGGACGCCTCGTTCAAGGCTACCTCAATACCGTCGATGATATCTTCGAGAGCCACTTCGCTCCAAGCATTGTTGTCCATCACAAAATTCCTTTCAGAACCTATATAGTCCCACATCCGAGAGAAGTCAATATGCCCACAAAGCCTACTGGCAGACCTAGAGGCAGACCACCAGGTTCCAAGAACAAACCAAAAGATGTCTTCGCGTTTATCGACGAGTGCCTCAAGGCACCAGTAGTCGGCGTGAAGGCCCCGAAACCTAAGAAGCGCGGCGGTGCCGGACGTTTCACCTACATGACACCAGAAGAGCGATCAGCTCACGCCAAGGCCATGAAAGCCAAGGTCAAGGACTACAGTAACGTAGGCCGTAAGAAAGGTGTCCCCCAAAGAAGCAATTGCTACGGACATGCGCTCGCTGAGAAAGAGGCAAGTCCGGAAGTCAAAAGGATCATGAAGAAGATGAAGAACGCAGGACAGCTTCCTGACGACCCTCGGGCTGTTCAGGCCCTTGAGACCACTCTCAAGATCTTGAAGGCTCAGGACACAGACGCAAAGACCAAGGTAGCAGCCGCTAGACTGCTCCTGGACTTCACCAAAGCTAAACCGGCAGCCAAGGTTGCCATCGAGTTCTCACCAGAGGACTTCCTAGACGAGATCGCTGCAGAAGAGTTCGGCGACGAAGAGTAAACTATGGCTCTAACAGCAGAGCAAAAGCGACTGGAGATCCGCAAGAGGTTCCACAAGGACTTCGAGTTCTACGCTAACAGACTTCTCTACATTAGAACCAAGAAAGCTGAGGTAATCCCTTTCAGGCTAAATCGTGCCCAGAAGAGATTCCTGGATATCATCCTGGACCAGTGGCAGCGAACAGGCCGCGTCAGGGTATACGTCCTCAAGGCCCGTCAGCTTGGCCTTTCGACCCTCTGGGGCGGCTTCATGTATTGGTGGACCAGCACTCACAGGGCCACGAAGGCCATGGTGGTTACGCACCACTCGGACGCTACCAAAGCCCTGTTCGAGATGACCAAGCGTTACCACGAGCACATGACGCCTCTGATGAAGCCTAGCACAGGCCGTTCGTCTCAGAAGGAACTCAAGTTCGACAAGCTCGATAGCGGTTACATCGTGGCCACCGCAGGCGCAGATACCGTAGGTCGAGGTGAGACCCTGAACCTCGTGCATATCTCTGAGGCAGGCCTCTGGAAACCCAAGACAGCTTCGGACATTGCCAACGGTCTACTCCAGGCCGTCCCAGGCGAAGACAACACCTTTGTCTGCATCGAGTCCACGGCTCGCGGTAAGTCCGGATGGTTCTACGAGCAATACGTCCAGATCAAAAATGGCACTAGCCCCTATGAGCTGGTGTTCCTCCCTTGGTTCTTCTCTGACGAATACCGCGAAAAGATCCCTCCCGAAGAGCTTCCGTTCGAATGGACGCACGAGGAAGAGGAGATGGCCGCTAGGGTCAAGAAGGAATGGGACGAGGACCTTGACGACGAACAGATCTACTGGAGACGCCTGAAGCTCTCCGAAGGTCTCGACAGGTTCAAACAGGAATACCCTTCGACCGCTGAGGAAGCCTTTCTGGCCTCAGGTCTTCCTGTCTTCAACCCCTATGTGGTCCAGGAGATGGAAGAGGCTGCCAAGGAGATCGAGCCGATCCTCATGGACTACGATCCAATCGAGAAGGCTATCGTCCAGAGACCAAGAGGACGCCTCAAGGTCTACTCGCTCCCTGAGCCTAACGAGAACTACATCATCGGAGCAGACGTTGCCAAGGGTGTAGGCCGTGAGGAAATCAGAGACGCTGACGGTGTGGTCATCCAGGCAGGCGAAGGCGACTATTCGGTAGCCACTGTCCTGGATTCCAAGCGCAATGTCGTAGCGGTCTACAGGGGCAAGGTAGAACCAGGGTATTACGCTGAGATCCTTAACGCTCTTGGCGAGATGTATAACTGGGCGAGGCTTGCAGTCGAACTGAACAACCACGGGATCCTGCCTAACAGGTTCCTTAGGGACAACTTCGACTACCCAAATCTCTACAGTCGCGAGAACTACGACAAGCTCGACGATGCGCGTCCAACAGAGGACCTAGGGTTCTACACGGACGTAAAGACAAGACCTTTGATCATCGACAGTCTTAGAGAAGCCGTTCGTAACAAAGAGATCGAAATCCCTGACCTAGTGACGCTCCAAGAGATGTCCACGTTCATTGAGAACATCAAGACAGGCAAATTAGAAGCAGAGTCCGGTAGTTATGACGACTGCGTAATGGCCCTCGCTATAGCCAACCACATCTACCAGGAAGAGGCTGCCTGGATCCCATCAGACACTCCACAAGACCTCTACTACGAGATGATTTAGGAATACCATGAAGCAAAGACGCCCTGAGGCAATCAAAGACGAAGATCTGCTCAATGCCTGTAGGCGCAGAGTGGAGAGAGGAACTGCCTTCGTCGATACCGGACTGGCGCAGGAACGCCGCGAAGTCCAGGAATACTGGCTGGGCAATCTGCCTCTCCCGCTCACAGCCGGTGGCTCTAAGTTCCGCTCGCAGGACGTTTACGTAGCCGTAGAGAGCATGAAGGCCCAGATCGTCGAGAGCTTCTCGGCAGGGTCAAATATCGTCCAGTTCAGCCCTCAGACGGCTATGGACGTGGTGCTCGCCAAGCAGGCTACGGCCATGTGCGAGTTCGCCATCCACAGACAGAACGACGCCCTGAGCCTCTTCATGGACGTTGCGCACGACGGTCTGACCAATCGTATCGGTATCGCAGAGGTCGAGTGGGAACGCTCAGAAACTGCAGTCGAATACGAGTATGGCCCTGCGACCATGGAGGAGCTGACAGAAACCCTCTCGCAGCCTGACGTTCGACCTATTGGCAAGACTAAGGTCTCCAAGGCCGCTGACGGCGTTACCACTCTGTATTCCGGCAGATTCGAGCGGATCACCGATACCTCTCAGGTCAAGATGACTGCAGTTCCCCCAGAGGAACTCATCGTCTTTGGACGCTGCTCGTCTCTGGACGACGCCAAGCTTGTCTCACGGCGTATGCGTATGACCATGGGCGAACTGGCGGCTCAGTTCCCTGAGAAGCAAGACGAGATCTTCAACGCTACAGGCCTTGAGACCGATACGATCTACGACGAGGAAACTCTAGCCCGTGAAGCCATGTCCAACGCCTCTATAGGTGTAGCCAGTGGCGGCGTAGGGGCTGGGGTGTCCAGGGTCAACAACAAGATCCCTCTGGCAATCAGTGGAAGCACTTGGCTAGACGATGACGACGCTGAGGATGCCGCTGGGCAGATGCTCACAGTCTACAAGACCTATATTCGCATAGACGCTGAAGGCCGTGGCCGGCAGGACCTCTACCGTGTGATCCACTGCGGCGAAGTGATGATCGACAAGGTCAAGGTGGACGACCACCCCTGGGTAATCTTCAAGCCTGCTCCGATGCCTCACGTGTTCTGGGGAGACAACTTCGCAGCCCGCGTGATCCAGACGGCCAACGTCAAGACCACTCTGACCCGTGCGATCATCGAACAGGCAGTCGATGCGACTAACCCTCGCTACATGGTTGCCCGTGGTGGCCTAGCGCAGGCCAGAGAGCTTCTGGACAATCGCAGAGGCGGTATCGTCAACGTCCGATCTCTTGCAGACAGCGTTGCGCCTCTCCCTCAGACCCCGATCAATCCGTTCGTCCTGCAGACCATTGGTCTTGTAGATAGCGACCGGCAGGATATCACTGGTATCTCCAGACTGTCCCAGGGTCTCGACAAGAATGCCCTCAGCCACCGTAACAGCGGCGGTCTTGTGGAACAGCTTACAGACAACAGCATGGTCCGCACAAAGATCATAGCGCGTCTATTCGCTGCCCAGTTCCTGAAGAACCTGTATCTCAAAGTATACGCCCTGATCATCAAGCATGAGAAGACCGAACGTATCATCGAGGTCGCAGGTAACTATGTCCCTGTGACACCTTCGGACTGGAAGTCACGCAAGGACTGCATTGTCGATATGTCTCTCGGATATAACGAGAGAGAAGCCAAGGTCAAGGACATGGCCGAGTTCGTCGCAATGATGGACGCCAATCCTGCGAACCAGAGGCTCTTCGACGAGAAGAAGCGTTACAACGTGTATAAGACGATGCTTGAAACCAAGGGCTACAAGAACGTCCAGGACTTCCTCAACGATCCAGAGCAGCTTCAGCCGCCTGAGCCAGATCCAATGGCAATGCTGGCCCTCGAAGAGCAGAAGAAGAAAGTTGAGATCATGGAGCGCGAACAGGCAATCCGTGAGCAGCAGATCATCCACAACCTGCAGATGGCTGAGCAAGAGTTCGAACTCAAGGCCCAGGATACTGCCTTCAAGGCCCAGATGTCTATCCGCGAAGCCGACCGTAAGGACGCAGATGCTGCAAGTGTCATCGACACCAGACAGGCTGAGACCATGGTCCTCGTGGAAAACGCTGCGAACCCTCAGGGCAAGCTCCAGCAGAATACGATCATTAGCCCAAGCTAATAGGAACACGTATGGAAGACTACGTCCTAACGGACGAAGAGCAACTTATAGTAGACCAGGGGGCGGACGCCCGCTCCCTGCTACTGTCAGATATCTTTATCCGCACTATCGGTAAACTCAAGGCCGACTGTGCTCAGTCAATTCTCGAAAGTTCTCCGGAGCAATCCCAGGAAAGAGAACGGACTTACTACATGGCCAGAGCCTTAGAAGCTGTGGTCAATGAACTTGAGACAATCTCAAACGCTGGCGACGCTATAATGACGAAGCTGGCATTCCTAACAGAAACACCCACAGACACCGAGTCCCAGGCACTCTACGCCCCGGATTCCACTGACTCGTGGTATTGAAAGATGACAACCTGTGTCAACCCCAAATAATACTGACATCGCCGCTACTGACAACGGAATCAACGAAGAGCAGGCTGTAGCCATGCTTCTGGCCCGCGACAGTAAGCCTTCCAAGAGCAAGCCAGCAGATGACTCTGCGCCCAGTGATGAAACAGACAGTTCGCCCTCAGAAGACGGTGAAGACGATCTGGACGATCTCGGCGAAGACGAAGAGGATCTTGAGGATAACTCTGAGGACGAAGATGTCGATCAGGACGACGAGGACGCCGATGAAGGCGAAGACGACGATTCTGACGAAGACGAACCAAAAGACAAAAAGACTGATCTGAGCGACGATGCGACCGTGGAAATTACCGTCCATGGGAAGACCGAAACGCTCACCATCGCGCAGCTTAAGCGTATCGCTGCGGACCGAACGGCCATCCAGGCGAAGTCTGAGGAAGCCGATAAGGTAGGCCGAACGGCTGCTGCAGCTATCGACGCTGTGGCCTCTCAGCTCCAGGAAGACCTCGTGCCTTACCTGAAGGCCGACTGGGACCAGATGAAGTTCGACGTGCTCAATGGTCGTATGTCCGAAGAGGAATACAACTGGCACAAGCAGAACTTCACGAAGCTCCAGGCCCGCTGGGACAAGCTGAAGAATGCCGAAAGCGGCTACGTGTCCGTAATGGACGAAGCGACCAAGGCCAGACGTGCTCAGGAAGCCCAGGAAGCTGTGGCAGAACTGAAGCGCGATATCCCAGAGTGGGACGACAAGCTCTACACGGATGTGGTCAACTGGTCGGCAACCCAGGGTCTCAACCCTGAGGAAGTCCTGCAGATCACCAACGCTAAGGTCATGAAGATCCTCGTGAAGGCCTTCAGAGCAGACACAAAGAAGACTGCTGCCGTCAAGAAGATCGAGAATGACCCTCGTCCACTGAAGCCAAGTGCTTCGGGAGACAGTCCGGTGAATGCCAATATCCGCAAGCTCGAGAAGAAGATCAAGTCTGGCGCAGGCACTGAGGAAGACGCTATCGCGCTTCTGAAGGGTCGTTGGGGCTAATAGCTCCTAAACGTTAAGCACATGGTGTGCTCAGCGTAACAACAATTCAATCCACATAAAGAGTAAATACTATGAGTAAGCCTTTTTCAACCTACGAACAGGTAGGCAAGAAGGAAGACGTCTCGGACGTTATTTCGACCCTGAACCGTCAGGACACCCCGTTCTCGGATTCGCTGGGCACCCGTCAGATCCACAACGTGATCTACGATTGGCAGGAAGACGAACAGCTCCCAGGTGGCGATAACGCCAAGGTCGAAGGCTTCGAGGCTGTCGATGAGGCTCTGACGACCACGTCGAAGCTGATGAACACCACGCAGATCTTCTCGCGCACCTTCAAGACCTCGGGCACCCTGGGCGCAATCGACATGTATGGCCGCAAGGATGAGCTGGCTCGCCAGATCGTCAAGAAGGGCCTGCAGCTCAAGCAGGACTACGAATACGCTTGTATCGCTCGCGACGGCGGTATGGTCCTGGGTAACGACACGGACACTCCGCGTCGGTTCGCTTCGGCGCATGGTCTGGTAGCTGCGGGCAACCGTATCTCCAACGCGACCACTGGTGCTAACCCCGCTCCTCGTGCCCTGCAGGAAGCTACGCTCCGTGCGGCTATCCGTAAGAGCTACGATGAGGGTGCTAACGCTACCTGCTTCCTCGTGGCTCCTCTGGTTGCCGAACAGGCTGCTGAGTTCAACGGTAACGCTGAGCGCACTCGTGAAACCACGGCTGCCAAGGCTACCACGATCAACCACGTGGTTGACGTGTATATCACCGCTCTGGGCACCCTGACCATCGAGACCGCGCGTCTGATGAAGGCTGACCTTGGTCTGCTCTTCAAGAAGGGCACTTACCGCAAGGCAGTCATGAAGAACCGTAGCTGGTTCAAGGAGACCCTGGCGAAGACCGGTGACTCGACGCGCACCATGCTGGCCGGCGAATACGGTCTGCAGATCGACAACTCGAAGGGCGCAGTGATCGTCACGGGCATCGACCCGAACGCCTAATCGCTAGGCAACCCTTCGTAAAGCTAGAAGCCCCTGGGAGTTCGCTCCTGGGGGCTTTTTGCATGTCCAAAAGATACAAATGACAAACACACCCTTCAAGTTCTACGGCATCAAAGAAGAGCTGGTAGACGCCGACATTACGCCCGATGGCGAACTCAAGTCCGGCCTGATCAAGACCACAGTCCACCACTCGCCAGACTTCATCGACAAGGTGAGAGCCAAGAGAGAATACCAGGATTCCAAGCGTTTCTCTGAGCTGACCAAAGGCGACGAGCTGGAGCGTATCCACGTAGCTCGCATCACCCCAGACATTATCAACCGATGGTATCGAGAAGGCTTCGATATCCACGAGATCATGCGCGACAATCCTCCACAGGCCGCTGCCCAGATGATCTTGGATCGCCTTCGCTTCGAAGAGCAGGACCACCTCCTGCTGACTAACAGAACATTCTAAACTGAGAGGATTGCCAATGGCAGACCTAGTTACTCTCGGAGGCCTGATCTCCAGGCTCCAGGGGCTTATCAACAGGCCCAGAAGCTTCACCCGGGAACTGGCAATCCAATTCATCAATCAGGCCATTGCGAACCTGGAGCGAACCCTTCGCATCGGGAACATGGAGCGTGTGGTCTTCGGGACCATGGACGGCAACACGAACTACGTCCGGATCCCTAACGACTTCCTTTCGCTAAACCGTCTGTTCACCACTGAAGGTGGCCAGTTGAATCAGGTGGAGCTTGGGGAATACCTGAGACGGACCCAGAGCTACTCAGGCGAAGGTATCCCTGAGATCTTCACCAAGGTTGCTGATCGCTGGATGCTCCACCCCAAGCCAGCCAATGGTATCGTTCTGCACGTCTTCTACTACGGGCAGTCCAGGCCTCTCCAGGTCGATACCGACAGAAACACATGGACCCAATCGGCCACCTCTGCAGTCCTCTACGCAGCCGCACAGGAAGCTGCGATCTACTTCCAGGACGACGCAAGAGCAGACCGCTACGCAGCTCTGGCCCAGAAGTATCGCGACGAGATCGAGCTGCAGGATCTGGACGAAGAGTTCAGTGGTCCGATGGAAATGAATTACGCCCCTGGGCTATACTAAGGACACGCAATGTCTTCGACTACGTTTTATCAAAATAACCCTGGGGCAACCCTCAATCCGGACGAGCCTTGGGGAACCTTCCCGACTACTCTGGTAGGCCCTAAGGGAGACAAAGGGGACAAGGGCGACAAAGGTGACCCTGGGCTTCCAGGACCTCCAGGACGCGACGGTGCCAACGGTGCTCCAGGTGCTAACGGTGCCGATGGTGCCCCGGGTGCTCCAGGCCTTCCAGGTGCTCCAGGCGAACCAGGGTCGATTGGTCCTAAGGGCGATACCGGCGAAAGAGGCCCTAAAGGTGACCAGGGTGCCCAGGGCGAACGAGGCGAGACTGGTCCTAGAGGAGACAAGGGCGACAAGGGTGACCAGGGCGAACCTGGACCTAAAGGCGACAAAGGTGACAAGGGAGATAAAGGCGACAAGGGCGACCCGGGTTCCACCGCGAACACTGGTGACCTCAGGCTCCTCCTGAGACAGGCCGACAAGTCAGGGTTCCTCCCGTGCACCGGTCTGGTTTACCTGCGGTCTGCCTATCCGGCCCTTAGCGATTTCCTTGGTGCTAGCACTGTGGTTCCTACCGATACGTTTATCCGTGGGGCTGCGCTTCCCTCAGCCAATCCACGCTGGAATTTGAGATTCGGAGGCCGTTGGATAATCGGACACCAGTTCGCCATGAGCCGTTCTGTTTCCGGTGCGGACGGGACTTGGACCGCGTCTTCTATATCAAGCAACCCAGCAACGGAAGCTGCTGTTAGAGGTGATGGTTCGATATTCATGCTCTGTGGTGGTGGAGGTCAGACTACGGTCTACACATCGACCAACGGTGATACTCTGACGACCTTAACCAGCAGACATACGCTTTATGGAGGTTCCACCAGCGACACATACAGCCGCATCAAACCTCACCCGACCGACAATACGAAGTTTCTGATTGTAGGGAACAGATCGTCTGCAAACGATCAGGCTCTCATCCTCGAGACACAGGACGGAACCACTGTAACGCGCCATCCTACTGCCCCTACGTCGTCTTCGCTCACAGATATCGTATGGTGGCCCGCTCAGAACCTCTGGGTTGCCTCTATGTTGAATGGTGACGTTCAGGTAGCTTCAGCTCTTGCAGGTCCTTGGGTTGTTAGAGCTACAGGCAACACTCAGCGTATCGACAGGCTGCTTGTTGATGGCCCTACGCTCTATGGTCTTGGTGCCTCAGGACGTTTGATCACGACCACGGACGCTCAGGCCTTTGTGCTATCAGTGTTTGACCCTCGTATCAATACAGTAAGAGGCTTTCAGAAAGTTGGAAGCACCTTCGTTATCCTGGCGCAGTCTACAGCTCTTGATGGTCTTGGACGCATCATCGTCTCGGACGATATGATAAACCCAAGGTCGCGTATCTACTCAGACGGAACTCAGCCTAACGCGCCCGATGGACTTGTAATAGCTGACAACAGGATCTTCTTCTTTGAAGGTGATCGTCCAGTGTTCTCTCAGTCCCTCGACTTCAACCCATCGCTCCAGTTCGTAGCCCCAGACCTTCGCGCAGGTAACACTGTGCAGGCCGAATGGTTCATTAAGACCTAAGGAAAACATAATGCTCGTAAGGTATTACATTTACGCACCTGACGGTCTTTTCGTGACTGAAGTTCAGCTTCCGGACACTGCGCCGGCTCCTGCCTTTTCGACCCTGGACGCACCTGCGGGTGCCTCTCCAGGGCAGGTCTATCGCAGGGTAGGCCTACAGTGGATCATAGAGGACCCTTCAAGTGAGTAACCAGCAGTTTCCTACCTCAGGGTTCTACCAGCGCGAACAGTATAGTCTGACAGGCGAGAGAGGCGAAAAGGGAGACAAAGGCGACCAGGGGGATATCGGTCCAATCGGCCCTAAAGGCGACAAAGGGGACAAGGGCGACCAAGGCGAACAAGGACCTCCAGGACCGGAAGGTCCTCCAGGTGCTGATGGTGCTCCAGGTTCCTCAGAGATCCATATCAGCTTCTGGGCAGACAAGCAGATCATGCCGAACGAGGTCCTGCTGATCCATGCGGTCAATCGGTCCATGAGGTTCCCTGACAACTTTGAGGGATCCTCAGGTGTGGTCATGCAGGCACCTAATGCCCCCGTGGTCCTTCAGGTCTACTCCAAGCACTCTACAGGCCTCTCTGAGTCCGTAATGGATGGCGACGAGTATCCTGTGAGAGGCGCAGGGTGGACGCTGCAAGGTAACATCGAGATTGGAACCAACGGCTACTTCACGTTCACTACGGCCCTAGGTCGTCAGGACATGTCGCCAGCTTTCAGGTCCAGGGTCATCGTCGTGGCCGCTGAGGAAGTCCCTGAGAGCCTGCAGGGGCTTGCAGTTACCCTCAAGGCTGAGCCTGAACCAAACCCGACACCTCCTTCTAACTTTGGAACACCCGTGTAATGACAGCAGCTAGATACTGGCGGATACGTCTAGGGGGTCAGACTAATATCGACCTCAAGGACGTATACTTCCTCGATAAGAACCTTAAGAGAATCGTTCCGTCAAGTCCTGCTAATGTCTTGTCGTCTCCCACAGCGGTCAATAGTCCGTATGTGACCTACCTTGAGAACACTTTGTTTGCAAGGTTCAACAATACCACAGATACGGGTGATGGCACTTTCGGTAGGTTCATAGGGTTCTACTCTGAGGAACCGGTAGAGGTATTCTACTATCAGGTCATCGCGATCAACGGAAGCGCAGCGTCAACCTTCGTCGAGCGTTCTAACGATGGGGTCAACTGGGACCTGATCTCCAGAACACCGTGGGCAACGGCTTGGGGTGAACTTCGGCACCCTGGCGGATACATTCCGTTCTACAGGGCGCGTAGGGTCCTCTCATCGTCCTCACAGACTGGTGCTCTGACGACCGCTCAGCATTGGCGCATAGCCTTCCCGCTGCAGGTTAACAATGGTTTAGGTTCTGGAGAACCGTTAGGCTTTGGGGCGACCATCGCGGAGGCTAAGTTCTCTGAAGGACAGGACGGTCCGAACGTCGTAGGTCCTCCAGCAAACTCCAGTGCCATAGGGACACCTAACGATCCCCAGCTGGCCTTCGATGGCGACCTGCAGACTTTCTTCAGGCCTGCCTTATCGTCCTATCAGAACCCCTTCTCGATCCTGCAGGGCTATTCGTTCGAACCGGTCACCATCAGGCAGATCGCGTGGACACCCTCAGACGAAAACACCGCAAGGCCTGAGGTCATCGTCCTGCAGAGTTCTGCGGATGGTATCGACTGGCGAACGGTGCAGACCTTCGACGCTAAACCACCGGACTCAGGGGTCCCTCAGTATCCTGCCAGCAACCAGTGGCCAGCCTTCGAGAAGCGGTTGTTCCCTCCGAACACCATTCCTGTCCCAGAGCCAGAACCTGAGCCTGTCTTCAAGCGCAGGCGGCAATCCTATATCAGCTAAAAGATAACAATGTGAACACCCCAGCAACCCCGGGTCCCGATGCTTTCCAGATGACACTTCTACAGACCCTGATGGAAGTGAAGTCAGACGTTGCCACCATTAAAACAAAAGTAGAGAACGTGGAGAACAACCTAAAGAGCATCGACGACTGTATCAAAGACCACGACAAACGCCTGGACGAACTTGAGGCACAACTGAGCACCATTGGGACACACCGTCGTATCTTTACGGCTGCCCTTGCGTTCATTTGGTCTGTCCTCCTGCTTTTCTCCGAGAACATTAAGGCCCTTATCGGCCTCTAAAAGTGACCCTCCCTTGCGGAGGGTTATTTTTTCGACTTGACCCTCAGCCAGAAGGTTGCCATTATGGGATGGTCCTGAACCTAGGACAAACCATAGCAACAACACAAGGCTAAACCAATGGACGACGAACTGAAGGCCCTCAGGAAACTGGACCGTGTGATCGACCAGATAAGATCCTCAGTGGCCAGTGCTCTGCCTCTCCAGGTTGCCCAGACGTTTCTGGCAGTAGCCATGAAGGAAGGCCAGTCGGTCTCTGAGATCTCTGAGGAACTGAAGTCCAACCTCTCGACTGTCTCACGGCATCTCCTGGATCTGGGAGCAAGGAACAAGGAGCAGCAAGGGATAAACTACGGTCTCGTCGAGTCCAGAGGCGACCCTTTGGATATGAGAAGAAAGGAGTTCTACCTGACACCTAAGGGAAAAATCCTACGCAAGAATATTCTCGGAATCATGGAGTGACTAATGGCAATCTATCCGGACAAGAAGAACGGAAAGCTTACAGGACGCTGGAGGGTAGAACTCCAGTCCAAGGGACGCAGATACCGTGAGCGTCACAACGATCTTGCAGCCGCCAAGAAGGACGAAGAGAGAGTCAAGGCTGCCTGGGCAAAGGGACTGGAGGTCGAGAAGACTTCTGTCCGAGTTGAGGTCAAGGATCCCTGCAAGAGCCTTGAGCGTCTCGCCAAGAATGCCAATGGTATCCTGTGGCGCGATCAGGCCTCAGAGCTGAACACCTGGAAGCGTATCGAAAGGATCCTCAGAATCCTCCCAGGAGCCACCGTGGACAGCCTTACGACCCCTGACCTGGACAGACTAGCGGATGTCCTCCAGAAAGGCTCTGACGGCGGTCCTAAGGCCTCTGACAGCACTATCAACAGATACCTGTCGCATCTCCACAAGCTGATGGACCATGGAGCATCCAGAGGATACCGCAGGGAGAACCCTGAGCCTCTGGTCTTCCCTTGGCGCGAAGAGAGCGAAGGGCGTATCCGCTGGTTGACCTACGAGGAAGAGGCGAAGCTCCAGGAACTCCTGCCGGCTAACTGTTGGACACTGGTAGAAGCCTCAATCGACGGAGGGTTCAGACGAGGAGAGCTTCTGTCCTTGGAGCCAGGGCAATTCTCAGGGAACCGTGTGCACCTGTGGGAAACCAAGACGGACAGCCCACGCACAGTCCACATGGATTACGTCAAGTCCACCAATCTCTACGATCTGGTCTGCAGGAAGCAGATGCCTTCAGAGAGTGAGCTTCGGTATCAATGGGACAAGGCCAAGGCTGCTATGGGACTGGAGAACGATGAGAACTTCGTGTTCCACGCTTGCAGACACACTTGCTGCACTCGTCTGGTGGAATCTGGGGTCAATCTCAGGGTGATCCAGAAGTTCATGGGACACAAGCGGATAGAAACAACCATCAGATACGCCCATGTTCGGGACGAAATGCTCGAAGAGGCTTCAAGGGCCAAATCGCAGCACGCGGATAATATCCACCTGAGGACGGGAATTCCCCCACTGGCCGGTGGGGAAGAGGGGAACATAAGCTTGCAATGTGCATAAAGGCTGGCTAATCGCCCCCGGTTTCTAAGGGATGCTAAGCGCGGGCGTGGCGAAACTGGTAGACGCGCCAGATTTAGGTTCCACTGGAAACCCTTAGAAACCCTAGATCTAATAGTCACTTACAGAGCCGTAGAGGGGTATCCGGACGATATCTCCCTACGGCTTTTCTTTTGGTCTCCTGGTTAACAAAAAGTTTCTGATAGGGCATTTTGTCCTTGCGCCTGAGGGCACCTTGGCATATACTCCCAGACCTAGGACATTCCCAGGGATGTTCTAAAAGGGTTACCACTGCACTAAGGGACACTAAGGGAGACCAAGAGATGAATTATCTTGAAGATGATAAACTAAGAGATACCCAGAGAGACTATGAGTCCCTTAGTCTTACCTTAGGATACGATAGGTATCTAAGAGACCAAGAGAACAAAGAGAAGACCAATGGTGTAGAATCGTCCGATAATCACCAAAGGCTCTTCAGTCTTTTGGTTGACAAAGTGGCTGAGGAACTTGAGTCCTGGATCGATCAGGCCTCTAAGTCCGCAGGGAAGACTCATGGTGGCTTATCGTCACTGAAACTTCTGGACAAACATCTCTTGGCCTACATCGGTCTGGCTTCGGTCTCTCAGGCTGTCCTAAGGAACGCTTCGATCACCAAGGCATATCTCAAAGCCGGCAGGACCGTTGAGATCGAACTGGAAGCCATGGCTCTCCAGAGCACCGATAAGAACCTCGCAAAGAAATTCCAGGCGTTAGTCAAGGGTTCGTCTTCGGTGAAGGCCATGGAGAAGACCCATGGTAAGTTCCTTAAGAAGATCGACAAGGAGACCGGGGAGGTCCATTACGACCTTGAGTTGGCCTGGGACAATGCCAAGAGAATGAACGTCGGGGATCCTATTATCCAAGCGACACTAAAGGGTGCCGAAGATATCTTCGAGAGAGCCTATAGACCGATCAAAGGCGAACAGGAATCTTATGTCCGCTTCACGGCTTATGGTGCTCGTCTTATGTATGACTTGAGGGAGAACGCTGCGTGGATGCGTCCGGCATACCTCCCGATGCTAGTGATGCCTAGCGATTGGGAGAACCTTTGGACAGGCGCATACTCCACCAAGAAGGTCTCCAAGACCGTTCAGTTCGTCCGTGGGATGCACAAGGAGAGCAAAGAGCTTCTCAAGGCAGCAATCGACTCGGGGAAGATGAAGCAAGCGATGGACGCTGTGAACATCCTCCAGAGGACCAAGTTCGCTATCGACACGGATATCCTGGAGATGATCGAATGGTGCATCCAGTCGAACCTCAGGCCGTCCAAGAGCTTCCCTATGGCTGTCTCTCCAGAACCTTTCGCCAAGGTATGGCCTTCGGTCTGGGAAGCGTGGCCGGACGAACGCAAGAGAGCTTACACTCGCAAGGCGGCTGAGCGTTACGAGATCATCGACACTGCAGCCCGTGAGCGTGTGGTCCTGAACAACGATATGAACACTGCAAGCTTCCTCGCAGGGTTCGAAGAGTTCTACCTGCCTTACAACATGGACTGGAGGACCCGCATGTATCCTGTCTGTCACTTCAACCACCAGAGGCCGGACCACGTGAAGGCTCTGTTCCGGTTTGCCGACAGGAAGCCTGTAGGAGAGCATGGAGGGAACTGGCTGGCTATCCATCTGGCCAACTCAGGGGACTTCGAGAAAGTCTCCAAGAAGCCCTTCACTGATCGCTGGTCCTGGGTCGATAGCAATCTGGACATGATCCTAGCGATTGCCGACGATCCAAAGGGAAACTACGAGAAGTGGTCTGAGGCAGACTCTCCGTTCGTGTTCCTCCAGGCTTGCATCGAGTATGCAGCTTATGTCCGCTCAGGGTATAGCCCAGAGTTCCTCTCTTCGATCTCCGTGGCTATCGACGGTTCATGCTCAGGCCTTCAGCACTTCTCGGCAATGACCAGATGCAGCGAAGAGGCTTACCACGTGAACCTGTTGCCCAGAGAGGACGTAGGGGACATCTACAACGTGGTTGCCTTCAGATCCTCGCAGACCCTCAAGGAAGAGGCTGAGAGCGGCTCCAAGAACTACCTGATAGCATCTATCGTCCTTGAGCAGGGCTGGGGGCGCTCAGAGAACAAGCGGCCTACGATGACGTTCTACTACGGCTCCAAGGCCTCAGGGATGCGCGATCAGTATATGCAGGACACCATGCGTCCTATCAACGACAAGGTGTCTCTTGGAGAGCTGCAGTGCAATCCCTACGAGATCGTCAATGTGGAGACTGGTAGGCCCGATGGTGGCTATGCGGCCTCAGGGGTTATGGCCGAACACGCCTACAAGGCCGTTAAGACTGTAGCTCCCAAGGCTGCTGGTGCGATGGAGTTCTTCCAGAGCGTTGCGTCAATACTCGCACATGAGGGACATTCCATGGTCTGGGTAACGCCTACCGGCGTCCCTGTTTGCCAGCGGTATAGCGAATGGAACATGAAGAGGGTCAAGATGTGGCTCTACGACAGGAACGTCAGGATCGAAAAGGCTCCAGGAGAGGCTAAGGTTGACGAACAGGGCCGAGTGTCCACACGCGTAGCCTTGACCATCAGGGAGAACGAGACGACCCGAATTGACAAGCGCAAGGCACGGTCTGCAGCGTCTCCTAACGTCGTCCACAGTATGGACGGAAGCCACATGCAGCTTGCTACGGTCAAGGCATACGAAGAGGGAATAGACGCCTTCATGCCTAACCACGACAGCTTCGGGTGTCACGCAGGGTCCATGCAGAGGTTCTTCTTCATCGTCCGCGAGACCTTCGCTGAGATGTATACGAGCTACTGTCCGTTCGAAGCGGTCCTGAGCCACGCTAAGTCCGTCCTGTCCGAAAAGAGCATCAAGAAGCTGCCAGAGGTTCCTCCTAAGGGCGACCTGGACCTGTCTCTGGTAATCTCCTCGCTCTATGCGTTCGCCTAAAAGCTCCCAGATCTGAGAGGGTCCCAAGCGTAGTAGCTCTAAAAGGGTTACCACTGCACAAGCACTCTCGGATCTGGGACCATCTCTCATCCGTCACTACCAAGCACCGCCAGCAACGAGGTATCTCATGGCATCTAACGACAAGATTAACTTCAAGATTGGTCCGTTCGTGGCCTCTCATGTCCACGTCAACCGTCCGGACGACAAGTTCGAAAAGGAAAAACCAAAGTTCACCCTCTCGTTTATCGAGGACCCCAATCATGAGGTTATGAAGGATGCCCGCGCTCAGGTGAATGCCGCAGCGAAGGCTCTGGGAACCAAGAAGGGCCAGGGAACTCCGATCTCAGGACACACTGAGAAGAACGACGACGGAATCAAGATCCCTACAGGCAAGTATGTCCTGAAGGCCAAGAGCCTCTACGCGCCGTCTCTGAAGGGTCCTCGTGGTCAGGATCTGGACCGCAGCAAGTTTCAGGTAAACGACGGTAGTCTCGTGGTTATCTACGGATACTTCGAGCCTTACTCGATGGGCACAGGTGGCTTCACGGCTCGCCTGCAGACCGTCCAGGTCCTCAAGAAGGGCGAAGGCAGCTCTCAGTCCTCAGGCAGCGACCGTGGTCCTGCAGTGGATGTCTACGACGAATACGAGTTCGACGAAGAGTTCGAAGAGCCGGCTGGCGACTTCGACGAGCCTCCTTTCGATACTGAAGGCAGCGACGATCTTGACGACACGCTCGACCTATAAGTTTTCCCGAAAGAAATCAGACCACGGACGATCAGGACTAGAAGACAAGACGATGAGGGACCTCGAACAACGCGGGGTCCCTTACCGCTACGAAGAGGTCAAGGTTCCCTACGTTAAGCCTGAGAGCAACCACAAGTATACTCCAGACTTCATACTGCCTAACGGCATCATCGTAGAGACCAAGGGACAATTCGACACTGCAGATCGGCAGAAACACGAATTGATCCAGAAGCAGCATCCAGACCTGGACATACGCTTCGTCTTCTCTCGATCTTCGAGTCTCCTCAGGAAGAACGCCAAGACCACTTATGCTCAATGGTGTTCCAAGCGCGGCTTAAAGTTTGCCGACAAGATAATTCCTCAGGACTGGATCGACGAGCCTCCGTGTCCAAAGCGACTGAAAGCAATCGAAGATTTGAATAACAATGGAAAAACTAAACCGTGAGATTCTCCGCGCCGAACTGACGCGGGACGAAGGTTTACGCCTTAAGGTCTACAGGTGCACAGCCGGTAAGCTGACTATAGGCGTAGGCCGTAATCTCGATGACGTAGGGATCTTCCCGCACGAGACGGAAAAGCTGAAGATCACCAAGGATTCATGCATCCAGAAAGGTATCACCAAGGAACAGGCTATGGCCCTCCTGGATAGCGATATCGACCGGTGCATCAGCGACTTGGACCGCAGACTTCCGTGGTGGAGAACCCTGGACCCTGTGCGGCAGAGAGTCCTAATCAACATGTGCTTCAACCTAGGCATTACAGGCCTTACAGGCTTCCGGAACACTCTTCGTATGATCCAACAGGGTCAATACGAAGCAGCAGCCAGAGGAATGCTGAATAGCCTGTGGGCACGTCAAGTCAAGTCGCGGGCTAACCGACTGGCTGAACTAATGCGCCTAGGACCTAAGAAGCTCTAAGAATCCGTACGCACGCATGAACGTGTGAGACTTGGTCAGTAATCCTGAACTTGTGGGAACCTGATGACTGTGGCCCTGAAATGGTTCACTGTGAACAAGTCGCTGTTGGCTGTGCACAAGCCCTCACCTGATGGAGGTGCGTAAAGCCTCCCATATTCTTAAGAATGCGTCAGAGAGATCGCCCCTCGGCTGACTGAGGCTAGCTAAACGTCTGGGGTAAGATCAGACACTAGCCGCGCAGGGGACACAAGCCTGCACGTTGTAACAAGCAGTTACTCAAGTTCCGTTACGTGAAGACGGGGCATCCCTTAGTATCGTGTAGTAGCTCAGTCTGGTCAGAGCGTGCCGTTTGGAGCGGTGAGGCCGCAGGTTCGAATCCTGCCTACGCGACCATTTCATCCTTAAAGGGAATTAGACAATGTCAAACCTTAGCGGCGCACATTTAGCAGCAGGAAACCCTACTAAAGGACGCAACCCTTCAGATTTTTACACTACACCCCCATTAGTGACTCAAGCACTTATTGACGCAGACGTATTGCCTTCTGGTTCTTCCGTGTGGGAACCTTGTTGTGGTGATGGCGCAATGTCTAAAGTCCTTATTGCGAATGGCTTTGACACTTATTCGTCCGATCTATATTTTAGGGGGTATGGTGTCGGTGGAGTCGATATTCTTAATACCGAGAATACGCCGATACCAAACGCTGGTATAATAACTAATCCTCCATTTAATATCTCATCCGAGATTATAGAACATGTCCTTGGTAACCTTCAGGTTCCATTTTTGGCTTTAGTTCTTAAGAGTCAGTATTGGCATGGCGCGAAGCGTAGCGCGATATTCAAGAAACACCAACCTACACATGTTCTACCTCTTTTATGGAGGCCAGACTTCCAAGGGTGTGGAGGATCTCCGACTATGGAGGTTTTGTGGACTGTATGGGACGCGAATACGGCCAGAGGTCGTACCTTATATTACCCTCTACCTAAACCGACCACATTCAAACAGTGAATAAGAAAATTCCAAACAACAATCTTAAAGAAGGAACCCAGGACATGATCCTTGAGAAACTGATGAATGTCTTTGGCCTTACGCTGGCCAACATGAATACCTTCAAGCCGTCCAATCGGATTGGTCCTGGAGTCCGAAACCACCTCAAGAACATGAGGGGT